GGAAGGTGGTGTACGCGCTGGCAAAAAAATTGTCCTGGATGCTGCCGGATGAGCGAAGCGATCAGCGCGATGTCCTCAAATCGCTGGCCATGACCGGCTCGGTTGATATTGCCCGTATGACTGCGCAGCGAAATGGCCAGGGAGAATGGTTTGAACAGCAACTGAAGGAAAAGCCGGAACTGCCTGACGATGTGAAACAATCTTACCAGGATACGCGGGGCTTTTTCCGTGATGACGAGGAGGCATTCGACACCACCCTCGATAAGTATCTGACCCATGAGAACAGCGGCGGACTTTTCGGGCCGAATGGGTTAATGAAGCCGGCACAGCAGCAGTCTGTCACGCCCGGGACTGGCCCGAAGGCTTGGGATAATTACCCCCAGACCCTGCTGGCGCCATTACCGCCAGAAACATCACCGCAGGTGGTACTGGGTAGAACGGAACCGGACTCACGCCGGCAGACCGGCGTACCGCGTACCGTTCCGCTTTCCGGCAATGCTGACGGCAGCCGGGGGAATGCCGGCACGGATGCGGAAGGTCGCTGGGATATGTTGTTGCAGAAACTGGATACAGCGGATACCGCACCTGTGCCCCGGCAACTGACAGACAACCGCCGGTTCGAATACCGGTTTGAAATTCACGGCGCACCGGGGCAGGACGAGCGGGGGATAGCTGATGAGGTAGAGGCTGTGACGAAAAGCAACACGGCTTTTACGGGTGACAGCAGCATGCTGGATGGAGGACAAATCTGGTGAGTGAAATTATTCCGATCTTCGATGACTTCGGCCAGGCAGGTGCCAGCGCGGCTCGTGGCGCGCAGGCAGCCCGGGTGATGTTGATGCTGGGCGATTTCGCCTTTTCCATCGATACCACGGCGTATAATCAGCTGACCCGTGAAGCCAGCTGGCGATGGAGCGAGCAGGAGCGTATCGGCAAACAGGACCTGTTGCAGTATACCGGCAAGCCAGGGCGAACCGTCCGGCTTGAAGGTGAATCGCATGCTTTCTTCCGTAAGGGGGTGGATGCCGTTAACGATCTCTATGATCTCGCTGACCAGAACAAGCCACAGCAACTGGTCAGCGGTGAAGGGGATGTGCTGGGCTGGTGGGTAGTGATCGACTTCTCCGACACGACAAACCGTTTCCTGCCAGGTGGTGGCCACCGAAATAAAAACTGGACGATGACGCTGAAACATTATGCCGACGACATATCAAACCCGTGACGGTGATGTGCTGGATGCAGTCTGCGCTTTGCATTACGGCATCGAAAATCTTTCTTATTTCGTGACACAGGTTCTTGAAGCGAATCCGGGGCTGGCTGATATCGGCGCGGTTTACCCTTCAGGTCTCTTTATCACGCTGCCGGATCTGGCACCTCCGGTTCAGGACTCGGTCTTCAGCCTATGGGATTAAAATGACTGAACAGATTGTTAAACCGGAATACGCGCCAGCGTTCAGCGTCAGCGCGGAGGGAAAGGATATCACTCGGGCGCTGCAGCAGAGCTTAGCAGAGATGACGCTGACAGATTACGGCGGCGCCACGGCGAAAGCGGATGAGCTGAAGATCACATTACTTTCAGAAACCCTCCACCTACCGACAAAAGGTGCACGGCTACGCGTGGCGCTGGGCTTCAACGACCAACTAGTGGATAAGGGCTGGTTCGTCGTAGCCGGCGTTGGCAGTAGTGGTCCGCCCCGGCGTGTGGAAATTTATGCAACGGCCGCGCCCATGAATGCGCAGAAACAGCCTGGTGATGTGCTTAGTCAGAAAACCCGAAGCTGGGACAATTTGCGCCTGGCGGATTTGGTTAAAACCGTGGCCACCGAAAACGGTCTGGTACCGAAAGTGGCTACGGAGCTTGCGAACATCCATATTGACCATGTTGATCAGGTGGCGGAGTCCGACGCCAACTTGCTGACCCGGCTTGCCCGGACTTGGAATGCTGTCAGTAAACCATCCGGCGGATACTGGCTTTTTCTCCGACAGGGCGCAACGGCTAACGCCTCAGGTGAACAAACCGGGGGGGTGGTTATCACCCCCGAGGAAGTTTCAAACTGGTCATACAGTGAGGGCGAGCGGGGGAGTTCGACGGGGAAAGCGACCAGCAGCAGCGGTAAGTCATCAGGCAAAATCGGTGTGCGCTATTACGATGAAGCGGATGGGAAGACTAAAACTACCGAGGTTGATCATGATGGACCCTCGATGGCGAACCCCTTCACCCAGCCCGCAAAGGAGACTGCTGACCAGCAGGCCAAATCGAAAAAAACGCAGGCTCAGCGCAATGAGCAGAAAATGACGGTGACGGGCCCGTGCCGCCCGAAACATGTCCCGCTTACGGCAGAATCCGGCGTATCCACGTCTGGCTTTGGCGAACGAGAAGATCGTGCCTGGGTGGTGGAATCGCTGGTGTATTCCCTTACGCCTGGCGGGTTCAGCTACACCTACAACCTGGTAGTTGATATTCGCAAGCCTGCGAAATCTTCCAAAAAATCCGGCAGCAAGGATAAAACTGGCCCGGATTATTTCGGTTAACTCTCCGCCTACTGGCGATCCTCATACGGAAAAACATTATGAACGGTGTAAACAGCCGGACCGGTAAACGCCTGTCCGGCGTCGCCCATTTGCGCCAGTCCGTCAGCGACATACTTACCACTCCCATCGGGAGCCGGGTTCTTGTCCGGGACTATGGCAGTGATCTGTTTTCGCTGGTGGATAACCCGCGGGATGATCTAGCCCGTCTACAAATAATCGCCGCGTCAGCGACCGCACTGGCCCGGTGGGAGCCGCGGCTGAAGGTAACACGTGTGCTCGTTTCCTTTCTTGAAGGGACGTCGGGCTGTGTGCTGGATGTTGAAGGTATCAACAAGGAAACCAATTTACCTGTCAGAACGGGAGACATAACGATTTATGGCAAGTAGCTATGACGTGATCAACCTGTCCGAACTGGAGGTGCCGAATGCCATTGTGGTGCCGGATGCGGCTGAAATCTTCACCCGCTGGCTGGCGCGACTGCGGGAGCTTGATAAGCAGTTTGATGCGTTGGTGGAATCCGACCCGACGTTTAAACAGGGGGAGGTGAATGCCTACCAGCTGACGTTGGCTTTTCAGCGGGTTAATGATGCCGTGCGGGCGGTATTTCTGGCGAGTGCAAAAGATGCTGACCTTGACCAGATTGGTGCCGCATTCAACGTTAAACGGCAGGTGATTAAGCCCGGTGATCCGCTTGCTATTCCACCAGTCGAGCCTGAACTCGAAGACGATGCAGCATTCCGCGAACGTATTCAGCTTTCATGGGCACAGCTTAATACAGCAGGCGCACGTAACGCATACCGCTTTCACGCGAAGTCTGCCGATACGGATGTGCTGGATGCTGATGCCTATGGGCCAGAAACCCATAACCTGCCCGGATACGTTGATGTCTATGTCCTGTCACGTACCGGAGACGGGACGGCGGAGAAAACCCTGCTTGAAAAGGTTGACAGCACACTGAATGCGGATGAAATCCGCCCGTTAACGGACTATGTGACGGTTAAAAGTGCCACGATCGCAAACTATGCCGTTACGGCGGAGCTGGAGATCCCGGAAGGACCGGACGCCAATACGGTGCTGAATAACGCTATCGATGTTTTACGGTCATACACCACGCTTTCCCATCGGATTAAAACTGTCGTCCCTCTGTCCGCTATTTATGCCTCGCTGCAGCAATCCGGTGTGGTACGGGTAAGGCTGATATCTCCGGCAGCAGATCTGGAAGCGGAAGCGGGTAAAGCGCCCTGGTGTACCGCCATAAATGTCACCCGTAGAGAGGTAAGTAGTAATGACGGCTAAGTTTCGATCTCTGCTGCCTCCTGGAGCATTTCATGAGGAGCGGGCGCAGGAGAAGGCCAGTGCTGAGCAAATCGCCACCCTCAATACCAATATGGTGCGTAATGCCAAAAATCCTGACACATGTCCGGCGCATCTTCTCCCCTGGCTGGCCTGGGAGCATGCCGTTGATTTCTGGGATGACGGCTGGACAGAGGTGCAGAAGCGACAGGTGATAAAAGATGCCGCATATGTTCATCAGCACAGGGGAACGGCCGGAGCGGTACGCCGTTCTCTCGGGTCGGTGAACCTGCCCACGACCGTGGTGGAGTGGTGGGAAGACACCCCGCGGGCTGAACCTTACACCTTTCGGATCGAAGTACAAAGCAGTGAGGTGGTCAGTGATGCTCTCTATCATCAGATCCGCCAACTTGCCGAGCGGGCCAAGAACCTGCGCAGCTACCTTAGCAAAATCGATGTGATGGCGAATGTAGGTATGGACGGGGCTTTTTATATATCGGGTGCGACAACAGCGCATATCGATGTGGACATTTTTGCCGGGGAATCTCATGGCTGATTACTACTCAATTATTACTAACCGGGGTAAAGAACTGGAAGCAGAGGCTCTTGCCAATGGTAGCCTAATTGTATTGACCAACTTTGTAGTGGGTGACAGCAATGGCAAGCAGGTCAAGCCAGATCCGGCGCAAATCCGGTTAATCAATGAAACGTACCGGGGAGATATTGCAGAGCTGGTGGTATCCCCGGAACAGTCCGCGCAGTTAATGGCGAAAATCGTTCTGCCGACCGGGATAGGTGGGTTCACCGTTCGAGAAGTCGGTTTATTGACTGATGCCGGAGAACTGTACGCAGTGGCAAACTGCCCATCTATCGATAAGCCTGTTGGCGGAGTCAGCGTCAATATGCAGTTTCGCCTGGCTGTATCAGATACCTCGAATGTTACACTTAATGTTGCAACAGGCGACGGGTTATTCCTGCGCATAGACCAGTACCTGAAAGAGATAAAAGCGCGGGGTGCGGAAGCACAAAAAACATCGCGGGAATCCATAGGTGTCCTTGTTGGCACGACACTGCAAAGAGGGCTGGTTCAACTTAGCAGCGCAGTGAACAGCACCAGTGAAACGCAGGCTGCTACCCCATACGCAGTTAAAATCGTAATGGATAATGCGAATGCACGATTATCTAAAGACCGGAACGGCGGTGACATTCCAAATGTTGCATTATTTCAACAAAACCTCGGCTTGGTAGAAACGATAAAACTTGCTGCTGGCGCTGTACAATCAACGCGAAGAGTTAATGGTCATGAATTGTCTACGGACATCAATGTCACAGCTCAGGATATTTTCAACGGCCAGGTTGTGGAGATTGGTGAGAATCAGAATCTGGATAATTACCAGGTGCCTGGTCTTTATTTTCAGGGTGCGAACGCAAACACCAATGCAGCACTAAATTACCCGGAGAATAGTGCCGGCTCTCTAATGGTACTGAAAAGTGCAGGAGTCACACAGGTTTATCGTGTATATGGCAGCTCGCGAAGCTATTCACGCAGTAAGTATTCAACATCCCCCTGGACGCCGTGGATGCCCGATGATGCTTTCCCGATCGGGGCGCCAATTCCGTGGCCATCAGATTCAACTCCAATCGGATACGCTTTAATGCAGGGGCAAGCCTTTAATAAAGCGGCCTATCCATTACTTACACTCGCTTATCCGACTGGTGTTATCCCGGACATGCGAGGGCAGACGATTAAGGGTAAACCGAATGGTCGAGCGGAGCTCTCTTATGAGCAGGATGGCATAAAGTCGCATAACCACACAGCCAGCGCCTCAAGTACGGATTTGGGGACAAAGTCCGTGTCAACATTCGATCACGGAGCAAAAACGGTAACTACATTCGACCATGGGACCAAAACAACCAGCAATACTGGTGCCCATGCACACAGTATTGCTGTAGGGAATACTGGCGCAGGCAATGGCGTTTCTGCGGGTTATAACTCTGGACTTGGGACAGGTGCCACGTCCAGTGCAGGAGCGCATGCGCACA